TCAGATGGTAGGTGCGATCGATTGGCTCGGACCGCCTGTGCCCAATGCTTGCGATGTGCTCGAGATCGACTGCGAGACGAATTGAGCCAGCTTGGCCAACTTGCCCTTGGTGGCGTCGCCGGCGTCGATGTATTGGGTGATGCCGGCTTCCCGCTGGAAGTCCCGGAGCGCTCCGCTGCAGCTGCTGGCATTGATCCCGATCAGGACGCTGACGTGGCTTTCGAGGTATTCCTCGCGCTGGGCCAATTCGACTTCGGCCCTGATTTGGGCGGGCCGCATCGCGGAATGAGTGTCCTCGCCATCGGTGATAAAGAAACTGATGGCGTTAGCATTGAACTCCTGGTCGTACAGCATCTTGGCGTACGCATTAGATGCGCCGATGCCGCTGTAGCAGGCATCAAAGAGCGGCGTTCCGCCACCCGGCTGCAGCGTGTCGTAAGAGGCGACGTCGATGTTGGTGAGCGGGATGAACCCGTGGACCTCGTTGACGCCCTTCGGGTACATCGTGCTGAAGGCGGCGACGCGGATCAGCAGGTTATCGGACCGCGGGGACTTTCCGCAGGCATCGACAGCGGTCTTCACAGCGGCGATCAGGTCGGGCCGGAAGGAACTGACCGAGCCGCTCATGTCGACCTCGATGTCGACGAGCGTATATTCGGTCGCGCCGAGCCCTTCGATGCGCGCGCCGGTGAATGAGAAGTTGCTGCCCACCGTGTGGGTTTCGACATCGGTACCATCGAGACGGGGCATGGAGTCTCCTTTCTGAATTTCGGGGTGAGGGGAGGCGATCAGGACAAGAAGGCGTCGGCCGTGGTCAGCACTAGGCCTCGGGCTTCCATGTCCTTGAGGAACTGGGCGGCAATCGCAGGAAAATCAGGTCCGCCGGGCGCCTGCGGGACCGGTGACATGCTGTCGGTCAGGATGTGGATCTTGCGGAGGTGATCGTCGCCGATGTTGTCGACGATCTGCCGGATCGTGGTGGCGACGCAGTGCGATGAGGCCTCGCCCGCGATACCGATGACGTCGGCCTCCTGGAGAACGGAGAGGAAGGCGCCGTTCAACTGCGTGGACGGGTCGGCGGGATCCGGCACCTCGGCCATGAGGGCCCCGTAGTGCTCCGTGAAGGTGTTGGTGCCCTTTGTGACGAAATCGATCGTGGCGAAGTTGTCGCGCTCCCAGTCAGTAAGGGCCAGGCGGAGATCATCGACCACGTTGTGACCCCAACTTCCGATGATGCAGTGCTCCGGCCAAATCATCAGAACGAACTTGCCGGCAGCCTCGATCGCCGCGGTGTAGTCGAGCATCCGCTGGCGGTATGCCTGGTTGCGCGGTGCCCACATACCCGACTTGATGTCGGCCTTCGTGATCATGGTGAAGGGTGCAGGGTGCTGGCCGTTCTGGCCGCGCCAGAAGCCGGGGTGTGCGACGTCGACGACGCGATGGGAGTCCAGCGTGACGTGGATGTCGTTGAGCCGGCGGCCGACGCGTTTTACCAGCTTGGCGACACGTCGCATGTCGTCAAGCGCGCCGGGTACCGGGAGCGTAGACCGAAACAGCGTCCCATCCGGCATTGCTGCGCCGACCCAACCGCTGCCTTCGTGTTTGATGTCCATGAAGTCGTTTTGGGGATCGATGATGACGAGATCGGCCTTGATGGTCTTGCGCACTGGTTCACCTCCTTTGGATTGGGTGGGATTAATCGTCGAAGCCGTCGTCGAACGGCTCGTAATCGTTGTCATATTGATCGAGCTCTGCTCGGTCTTCCTCGTCTCGCCGCTTCCTGCAAACGCCGCAGACGCGGTACACGGGGCCGTGCATGCCTTCCTCGTAATCGCGCGTGTCAGCGAGAACGGTCGCGGCTTGCTTGCACCAATCGCATTTGCCGGTTCGAGCCTCCGGTGAACGAGCGTACTCGCGGTCAGCCTTGAGGCACTCTTCGCAGAGATCATTCATCTCGGAGCCGAACGAGTCGGTTTCGCCCTGTACACGAGCGACCGCCGGCCGGTCTGGATGCTGATCGCACATTGTCCCTTCCGGAAGCGCGTGGTGCGATCCTGGCAACGATGAGATCGGTCCGGTCACATCAGCCACGGTCGGCGCTCCGGTTTTGATGGGCGCCTTTGATATCGGCAATGACCTGTGCCGCAGCGCGCTCGACGGCAAAGGCGAGCCTGTCGGCATCGGAGCCGTTCATGAAGCTATGAAGCTTGCGCTCCGCGGCGCGCGCGCTCCTCGAGCTTATTATTGAACTGGATGAGTTCGGTGACTCGCTCTTCGTGCATCGCTTTCGGCACGACCGGTACCGAATGCAACTCGGCCTTTTCGCGCATTTCCGCCGTGGCGATCGCGAGCGCGTCGATGAGATGATGCTTGTTTTTCAGCCGGCCGCCGAGCTCTCGCACCCAAACCCGGAGATAGCGGTTGGCGGCCTGCTTCCATTCCTCAATCGTTTCCGGCTCTTCCTCCAGCGGTGGGGTCGAAACGCCAAGCTTGTTTAGTTCCTTGTCGATCGACCGGATGCATTCGTAGGCGGCTTCGATGACGGCTTGCCGGACATATTCTTCGGGTACGATCGTCCCGGGAGTTATTACGATCTGCCCCTCGTGAAGAATGCGGATTGGTTCCAGGAGCCCTATGCGCGCCGCTTCGGCAATTTTCGTCGCCTCCTCGCGTTTTGCGAGCAGGGTAGAGACTTGCCCGATGCTATCGTGCTTCATGCCGCTTTCCCTTTTGACCTGTAGAGCGCGCGGTGCCAGGCGCGAATATCCAGATAGGTGACGTCCTTCAGGATCTCGGTGGCGCGCCGGATATGATCGATCGTGAACATCGCGGTGTGACAGTCGTCCCGACTGATGCCGAGATGGTTCGCGAGATAGACGTAGAGGCGATTGCGTGCCGCCTTCCGTATTCGGTTGGCCTCGCGCTCGTCCCGAACGGTGTATCCGCCGGTGATCACCGCGGTCTTCCAGAGCGGGTCAAAGACCTGGTCGTGGAAGTCCGACCGAGCCCGGCGGGTCTCAGAGTTTGCCGGTGTGCCGAGGCTCTTCGTGGTACCGGGATGACAGCCGCAATACGCCCCACACCGATCGCACTTATATATGAGCTTGTGGTGCAAGTCGGTGCGGCGCGGGTAGATCTCGCGACCGTCGGTCAACCTGGCGGCTACGCCGCAGCAGAGCGGAGCGAGTTCGGTCACGCTGCCCTCGCTATTGCGTCGATGTTGGCTTTGATGACTTCGAACGAGATCGCAACAACTTCAGGGTTGTCGTTCCAGGAGTCTTGGCCGTTTATCGAGACCCAAAGGTCTCGCCATGCATAGAAGGCCTTCTCCTGCCAAGCCATATACGCGGCTGGACCCGGGATCGCTGCTGTCTCCTGGCTGAAAGCTTCCTTCGCACCTTCAGCAACAATGTCCTCATCCGAGATGTCCTGAAGCGGTTCGATTTTGACCGCCGTGACAATCAGGGTGAGGCGGGACGCCCAGCGGGGCATGTGCATTGACGCACGACGACGCCCAGCCCAGGGCACAGTTACGCCGGCCGGCGGATACGAGAGATCAGGCGCCCAACCAGCAGCCGTGTTGGCAATCGAGCCCCCAGCCGTGAACAACACCGACATAGCGCGCGGCGGAAGGTCGGCCGGCTTCGTCGAATCCCATTTCTTGCTGACGCGCCACTCCTCACGGACCCAAAGCCGATCGCCAGGCTTCACCTTTGTCCAGAAGGAAGGCCGGTCGGCTACGAAACCACCCTCAACAGCCCGCGCGTCGGCGGGGATCTTGGCACCCGGCCGGTAGAACCGCTCCGCGACGGCCAAGCGCCTAGTCATGGTCTTACGGTCGTCCAACTCCGCGTTGACCATCGGCGCTGAGAATAGAATTGGGATGTCGGTCACCGCGCGGCTCCATAAACCGCCTCGCACACGGCTCGGCACTTCTCGATGTCGAACCTGTCTTCGGTCCGAACTCCACTCTCCATGTCGATCCAGTAGCGGCCCCGCATCTGCTCGAGCACGGACATGACGCCGCGAATATTCTCCGGCGATATGCCGCCGGCGTAACCGACGAGACGATCGCCTCCGGGATGCATTGGCCATGAGCTGGCGGCCTCTCCGGTCCCGCCTGAACGGTCGAATAGCCAGTCGACCGAGGTATCGCGCGGAAACTCGTCCCCTCGGGTCTGGGCGATACAGCGCATGCGGCCCCAGCCGTTCCGAAATTCGATGATGCGCGTCGGCTCCGGGTCGGCATGGTTGACCTGGATGCGGCGGAAAGAGCCGAGGTCGGCCGGGATAATGTCGACGATGCATTCGCCTGCCATGATCCTGCGGCTGTATTCGCCGCAAAGATGCGCCGACAAACGCGGTCCGCTCCACATGATGCGCGACAAGCCGGCGTGGTGCGGGTAGCGTGGATCAATGCCCTGGCGCTTCGGCGAGAACAGAACGCCCCATTCGATCGGGTAGCGGCTCGAGAGCGCGATCATGCCATCGATCGAGGTCCAATTATCGACGCCGGTGAACGTGATGAATTCCGGCTTCATGCCGTAGCTCCGTGATGCTGCTGGACGCGCAGCGGGTTGGGATAACCGGGAGGCAAGTGTTCCTGGAGGTCACGCTTGACGTAGTGCTTCACGCCGAGCGCCTGACAGACCTCAATGATGCGGAGGGTGTAGTCGCGCCAATCGATCGCCTTCGCGATCTTGGCGACGTAATTCACACGCCCAATCTTATAGAGGTCGACGAACTCGTGAGTGTGCCTGATGATCTCGATCGACGACTCCGCCGATAGCGTCGGCTCGAGCGACACCCAGGTGAAGATGCCGGCCTCATAGAACCGGCGCAGCGTCTCGATGCGATCCCACGGCAGCGCCGCCTTGCGCTCCCACTGCTTCGAGAACGCACCATCCAGTGTCGTCAGCGTGCAGGCATAGGCGTCGCGATCGCGGCGATAAAGATCGATGTAGGGGAGGGCGCGGCTGCCGCCCTTGGATAGAGTGCAGAACGCAAGCCCGCCATCAATAAGCGTCCTGATGGTCAACTCGGTATGGGAGAGGTCGCCGAGATGAAACGGATCGCTGGAGAACGTGATAAATATCTGCTCGTTCGGCCCGCCGGCGACACCGGCGTTGCGGTAGCGCAAGATGTCACGGCGGAGACGGTCAAGGTAACCAGGCCGGGGCTCGGCGCCTTCATTGAAGGTGTCCCGGGGGATGCGCGTCGCGAGCGGCACATAGCAGTAGAGGCACTCGTGACCGCAACCACGATAGGGGTTCGTGGCGAGCGGTGCATATTCGCCGGCGTTGCCCTTCGGGCGATAGATCACGTCCGCACCAGGCACGACGGGCTGATCAGCGAAGTATCCATCCGCCGTAATCACTTCGTGGCTCCTTCTGGTGCCGCGTCTGTCCATTCCTTGTCGCGGCGGGTTTGCTCGAGCTTGGCGAGATAGGCCTCGCGGAACTGCACGAACGTCTCGAATTCACGGGGATCGTCGCGAAGCTTGTAGACGTCATGCGATTGTCCGCTGTTCTTGCCGGTGCCGAGCCACGACGAGAGTGAACCGATTATGTCGCCGCCTTCGTCGAGGAGGTCGTGGCCATAAGTCGAGCCGCCGGTGGCGCGCATGTGAAACGTCATGCGCCGCCGGATGATGGGTTTGGCAGGATCCGTCATTCTCGCCCTCCGAGAGAGCAGGACGCGCCGTCGTACATCTCGACCAGGATGTCCTCGATGAGGGCGCCGACCCGCCTGCGTGCATTCCAGACGCAGCTATGGTCGACGCCGAACGCGATCCCGACGGCGCTTGGGCTGTCGGATACGAGGCGGTGGGCGAGGCCGATCGAGATCAGGCGGATGCGGCAAGATCCGCTCCAGCGGGACTTCTGGAGAACGACATCGCGGCCTACCTTGAACGCGCCGGCGATTGCGGCATGGAGAATCTTCATCCTTACCTTCGTGCCGTAGCCGAGAGGCGTATCGGCCGCGGCGTCGAAATAGGCTGAGATGGCGCGTCGGATTGCGGTCTGCTCGGCCTCAGCGGTCAGTCGGGCGACACGCTCGCGCGGCGCGCGCCGCTGATCCGGGACGATGTCGGTGGGCGGCGGGAGCATAATGATGACGGGCTTTGGCAAGAACGGGTTTGGCCGCGGCGTGGGCGGGACGACGCGCGGCATCCTCGACCGGACGGCCGCATAGTGGCGGGCCAGCGCGGCGGCGCTTGCGAACTCGGGCGCCGTAGCCAGCAGCATGCTCATGCCAATTTCCTCTTTGGGAAGGTCGAACGGCCGCGGATCGGGCGTTTCGGTTTGGCTGACTTCGGGCGAGGGCGGCCCTTCGCCTTAGCCTCCATAGCGGCCTGGTGCTCGGTGTGGCTGCGCTGGATCTTGCGCGTCCTCGCGCGCTCGCCGGTGTCGGATCCACGCGTTGTGATCCGGCGCGTCCCTCCTGGCCCGTTGCTCCGTCGGTCGTGCTGGTTGACCGTGATCGCCTCGATGAAATTCGGATCATTCGCCGGCGGGATCGTGTCCCAGGCGGCGGTATCGAACTTCCGAGCCTCGAGCGCCGGCCGGTGATCGAAGTTGGTATGTTCGATCCGACCGAGCTTCTCATTGTTGATGGTGCTTCGGCCCTCCTGGTTGAGGAGAACCTGAAGCTTGACCTTGCATGGGATCGGCGGGCGCTTCCATTCCGGAGGTGGCTTGTCGAGGATCGTCATCGTGCGACGATCTCCTCGACCTGCTTGAGACAGGCCTCCATCGTGATCTCGCCGGTGAGGCGCTTCGTGTGAGCCGCCAGGATCAATTTCGCCTTTTCTGGTGGTCGGAGTCGTTGAAGGCGCTCTCTTTCCCGTTCTTTTCGTACCAGGCGAGAGACATCCTCCCGAGTTTCGCCGGGCCTCCGTTTTCGATTTGCGCCAACGCCTTGCTGTAGGAGCGAAGTTGATCGGGAGCGGACCCGGTCGTCCCGCCACGGGAGACCTGGTCCGCTCCCTCGGCCGACTGGCGGACCTCAGTCGACCGCACATTGCCGCCGGCGGGAGGTGTACCGGACAGCAAATCAGGTTGGGACGAGCCAGTGTCGCGCTGGCTCGTCCCGGCATCGGCCGGGGCTGGGGAAGCCGATGCCTGGTCTCGGGACTGCGTCGCTCCGCTGGTACCCTGACCTGAATCCGTAGCCGGCTTCTCACCGGCATGGCCGATTTGCTGGTCGGCTCCAGATCGACTTTCGGTCTGGGCCGCATCAGCTTGATGCGTCTGTTGATCGGTCGCGCCGGCCGTGTTCTTGACCAGCGGATTGTAGTTTGGATCGCCCTCAGTCGGCTTCTCCTTGGCGAACATCTCCTCGACCGTCGCTTCCCCGTTCTTGATCGACATGAACATGCCGCGCAGGGTCGCGATGTGGTCGAGTTTGATGTCACCTTCGCCCTCGATGCCGAGCGCTTCGAAGATCTGATCGGGCGTGACGCCGAACGAAGCAAAGGCCCTAATTGCCTTTTCTCGGTTCTCGGACAGGGTGGCCGTGGTACCGGCGACGATGGCGCGTGCGGCATAATAAGCCTGCCGGGTGACGCCGCGCGGGATGCCGGCCAGGATCGCATTGCGCTTCGCGATCGCGGCGGCCGCATTGCCGGTCACCGTGATCATGTCATTGGAGAAGACATGCCCTCCCGACGTCAGGATATTGCGTCGGATCGTCGCTTCGGATGCCATGTTCGTTTCGAGATCATGGAATACGCCCAGCGCCTCAACCCAACCATCCTTCTTGTTGACGGTGATGACGCGAGCCTTAATGCGATTGTTGCCCCAACACTGCGCGGCAATCTCAGCAAGGCGGATGCTCGGTCCTTCGATCGGCTTATTTTCGGTCTCGTCGGTCGGGCCGTTCCGACCGCGCTGCTTCTTTTTTCGAACGAGAGCATAGAGACACTCCGCCGCGGTCTCCTCGTCGAGGGTGGCCAGCGTGCAAATATTTTCGATTGCTTTATGAATGCTCCGCGGGAATGCCTTCGCCGTTGCAATTTGGCTATCGATCTCTGCCTTCAGGATTGCCGGCAGTGCGGAGTCCATCATGTGGTCCGGCACAAGCCCGGTTGCTTCCATTCGGATTGAATCTGCGGGTGAAATGATTTGCTGCTGCATTTCCGTTCCTCAATGATCAGATGAAGGCGTATGGCGACCAGTCGGTGTCGCCCCATTTCTGGGCTGGAATGTCCGGCTCCCACTCATTGTCCGGGCCGTATTTTTCCATGAGCCCGCGGTAGGCTACGATCGCGCCGTCGACGTCGGCGACGGCCTGCTTAAAGATCATGCTGCTCAAGTCGAATTCGCCGACGACAGGCTGCGGAGCGCCGCTCGCCTTGATCATCACCCACACCCACTTCAGGGCGTCGTCGGAATCCGCATCGGTTTCGGCGACGGCAAGCGCTCGAAACACCGAGTCCAGAAATTCCCTGTCATAGGGATTGTTGAAAACCCGGCCCTCGGCATAGAGCTTGGCGGCGGCACGCAGCGCCTTGATGTAGGCACCGGCCTGCAGATCGTAACGCATCCGCGAAACCGCCTTCTTCGCCGCTTCGAGCGCGCGCTCCTTGAAGAAGGGACGGAACGACTTCAAATCGATGATGGCGTGCGAGAGGAGGTGGTCGATGCGCGCCTTCAGTCGCACACCATTCTCTACGTAGAAGATGCTTACTTCGCTAGCGCCAGCGACAAAGGTACCGTCGCGCATGACCGGCGCGAGTTTTGGATCACGCTGCATCCAGCGCGCCGCCATCTCGATCTCGTGCAGAGCATCCCGCGGAATGATGGTTCGGCCGACATTCTCAGCTTCGAACTTGGCGATGATCTCGTCCCAGATCAGGACATCCTTGTCGAATTCGCGGATGGCCGCGATCGCTTCTTCCTTCTTCTTGCCAGGCTTGACCCCAACCAGTTTGCAGTGACTCCGGAGATGCTCCATCGTCACCAATGCATCCTTGTAGTCCGTCACTGCCGGCGCAATGGCGAACCGTTCCGCGAGGGAGAGCCGCCCTTCCAAGGCACGGCAATGAATCGCATGGCCCCACTTGAGCGCCATGGTTTCTTTCTCGACCCCCGGATAGAGCTGGTCGTGCTGATACTCGACAGGGTCGATGATCAGTTCTTTCAGCGAAGTGGAGCCGAGCGACTGGTCGGCGTGGTATTCAGCTTCCGGGACACCGAAATAAATGCCGGGCTCGAAACGGACGACGTTATTAGAAATCGGGGCGGAGACGAGCGCGTTCATTGGCGAACCTTCGACATGGTGATGATCTTGGCGGAGCGGGCAGCCACCCATTCCTTGACGTCCGACGCGCGCCATCCCGGAGCCAGGCCGCGACGTCATCGGTCGACATCTCGACTTCCTTGCCGGCAAACTGAAGGGCGAACTTCGCGAGCATTGCGATCGAGAAGATCGTGGCGAGGATCTCGACGAGGAATGATCCTCCGAGCCAGACGCGGGACACCGCGATCGAGCCGATCAACATGGTCCAGAAGCAGGCCTGGATAAGGAGCAGGACGAAGCGGCGAGGGCGCTTCAACTGGACGTGAATTTCGACCTTGCTTTCAGACACGGTTGTTACTCCGCTGCCTGGTGCACGGCGCCCTTGACGTGGCCATCCTCGATCACGACGGCGGTCGGCCGGCTGGAATTCACCGTCTCGGCAATAATCAGCAGATCCTGCTGCTCGGCGAGGTCAGCGAGCGCCTTCCAGCTTTCGTCGTCGAGCAGCGCCGCGTTCTTCGTGGTGATGAAACGGAGCTTCGGCTGCAGCGCCACCGCAATGGCGATCGCGGTGCTCAGCTTCTGCGCCTGACTGGCTTGGCCAAGCGGGTGGCCGTCGAGCAGCACAACGCCGTCACCGAACGTGATGCCCGGGATCGGCATCTTCGCTGCCGCGATCGCGTCCTGCTTCGCCTTCTCGCGATCCTCCATGGCTTTGGTCAGGGTGGCGGACTGCCGCTCGAGAACTGTGGCTTCCTGGACGAGCCGTTCTTTCTCGGCACGGGCGCGCTCCGCCGCATCGAATCTGGCATTCTCGTCTCGTGCCGCCGCTATCGTGTCTTGGAGCGCAGCGGTATCGATCGACGCCGGTTCGTCGCCGGCATCGGCGATCTCCATCCGGACATCGGCAGCGGCTGCTTCGTCCTCTTGCTCGCCGAGTTCCAATCGCTCGATTTCGTCGCGCAGTTCCTGGATGCGCTTCCGCTTCTGCTCGGCAGAGGCATCGAGCGCTGCGGCGCGCTGCTTGCGCGCGGCCTGGGTCGCCCGGTACCGCTCGACCTGCGCGTTCTGCTCGCCGGCAGCGGCGAGCTCGGCGACGAGAGCAGCCTCGTCAACCCGAGCCGTCGGCGCCGTCTCATCGATCGCGATAGCGTCAGCTCGTGTTCGCCGCGACTTGGCGTCCCTATTAACCTCCGTCCGCTTGTCGAAGTCCTTTTTGTTCGCCTCGGCGATGGCATCGAAATCGACACCGGGAACGAAGCGCTTCAGCAGGTCGAACTGATCTTTCGGCTTCATCGCGATAAATTCGAGAGGATCGCAACTCAGCGAGCCGATCAGGCTATTCAGGATCTGCTGCGGATTCGAAAATTTGGCGCCATCGGCCCCCTCGATTGTTAGGCTGGTCGAGTAACCCCTATCGTTGTCGGCCCTCTTGATCCGGCGTTTGACCTTGAGTTTGACCCCACTGTCATTGCCGATAGCAGCCGGGCAGAAAGGCGGTCGAGCATGACCGCGGCGCAGCTCTTCGGCACCAGCCCGCCATCGATCAGCATCTGCAGCATCGCGTCGAAGGATTCCTCCGCGATCAGCATCCGTGTTCCGGCCAGGGCGCGCGCGCCCAGTCGTCGTCTTTGATGTCGATCGTCACCGGCGTGGCGATCTCGTTTTTTCTCGGGAAATAGGGGGTGTTCATCATGGGAACAGTTTCCATCAGCCTCTCGCGGGACGCAAATTGTGGTGCTGAACGTTCGTGCAGCACATCGCGAACGAATGTGCAGGCCATGAATCTGACTGCCGAAATCATACGGTTAGCGCACCATCTGATGGGCGGCAGCCGAAAGAACCTGGCTCATGGAGCTCGGTGCTCGATCCGAACAATCGACAACTGGAAGTCCGGCGCGCGCGCGATCGCATTCGAAGAGTTCTTTCATCTGTTGGCGGAGCCTGAAGGGGCCGAGTTCTTCGAAGCATTCTGGAAGCAGGTGCCGGAGCGGACGCGGGAGCGATGGATCAAGGGCGAGATCCTGCGCCGGCGCCTCGCCGAGCGTGAGGCTGCCCGCGCCGCCGAAGACCGCGAGGTCGAGCAGCTTCGTATGGAATTGAACGCCAAGCGCTGACGCGCCGCCGCCGCGCCGGCCGCGCGGTCGTCTACTTCGAAAGTCCTCCAGGTGTTCTATCTCCTCCTCTCCGACATTGCGGTCAACATCGGCAGCTTCTGCGCCAGCCTAGCCGAACACCACAGCGCTAGGCGCGACGTCTGGCTCGAGCGTGGAAAGCTCTGGGCGGACATCCGCACATGGTTTCTTCACCGCGGGACGAAAAAGTTCTCCGAGATACGCGATCGCCGAAAGACGGTGAAGTGATGGCGGTGTTGACCTGGTCGGACGAACGCGTCGAGCAGTTGAAGAAGCTCTTGGAAGCCGGACTTTCCACGAGCAAGATCGCCGCGGAATTGGGCGGTGGCATCAGCCGCAATGCGGTGATCGGCAAGGTTCATCGGCTTGGTCTCACTGGCCGCGCGAAGCCTGCGCCTCCGGAGGTCGAGAAAGTCCGCAGGCGGACGAATGGCCGGAAGGTCCACTTTACCCGAAGGCAGCCGGTAGAAGAGCCGCAAGAACGTGAGGAGATCCCGCCGGACTTCGATCCGAGCAACGTCTCGGCCTTCGATGCGGCGATACCGGTCGAGCGCCGAAAGGGACTCCTGGATCTCCAACAGCATCATTGCCGCTGGCCAGTTGGTGACCCGCAGTTGCCGGATTTCTTCTTCTGTGGCGGAACCGCAGAGGAAGGCCGCCCGTACTGCGCACTGCACTGCCGCGTGGCTTTCACGCCAGCGGGCCAGCGTGCCGCCGAACGAGCGGCGATGTCTCCGGCCGAGCGCGCCATTCGTATCGCGCAGGGTAGGGGTGTCCTTGGTGTCCGGCGCTGGGACGAAACATCGGGCACGGTAACAGGGCGCGCGAACGCGACTACCGGGGCGTTCAGCGTCGCCGATCCGCGCGAGATCCGGAGCCAAGACTTCCACGGCTTGCGCGTGAACAACTGGAAGGGCACCGCCGCCGCGGTGACGACCCAGCGCAGCCCAGGCTCGAGCGCGCAATCGGTCGCTGATCCCCGCATTGACGGTCACGAGAAGAGCGTGCAACTCGGCGTCGGGCATTGGGATCAGCCGTCATCCGTGGTCAAGGGCGATGTTTCGGTCGGCACCGGCCGCTATGCGGTCGCCGATCCCAGGCTTGAGCGGAAGGTCTTCAACTCCACCTTTCGGATCGTGGCATGGCCGGAGCATTCACCGGCAGTTGCTGGACCTGGTGGTGCTGGCGGCGGCCTCGCTGTGGCCGATCCGCGGCCCGCGCAGCGCGACGACTATAAGCAGACCAAGTATCGTGTCACGGGCTACGACGAGGCCTCCGGCGCTGTCATCGGCGCCTCGACGACCGGCACCGGCGCGTTCGCCGTCGCCGATCCGCGGCACCACAATTGGCATCCCGGCGCATCGAGCTCGAAGGAACGGGTGACCGGATGGACAGAGCATGCTCGACCAGTGACGGGTTCGCAGCAGGTCGCTTCGGGTGCAGGTGCGGTTGCTGACCCCCGCCCAGGCTTCGGTCCGCACACCCATCACCATGTCCTTAAGGTCACGGATTGGGAGCAACCGGGTGGCACCGTAACGGCGTCATCTCATCCATCGGGCGGTGCGCTGTCGGTAGCTGATCCGAGGCTCGCCGTTGGCGCGCGCAACTCGGCGCTCGGCGTGAACGAATGGGACGGGCCCGCCGGTGTGGCCGGCGAGAGCAATCCGACGAATGGCGCCTTTGCGGTCGCCGATCCCCGCCCCGAGGCGCTGTCGGACGAGAGGCGCAACGCCTACCTCACGGGCGGTCACTACGGTGTCGTGCCGTGGGATCAGCACAGCGGGGCGGTACCGGCGCACGCCAAGAACAACAACGGCCCGTGGTCGTCGCCGACCCACGACATACCGGCGACGGTCCCGCGGCGGAGACTGCGCCATGGGACAAGCTACCGGCCGCGAACGACAAGTTGGTATGTGTCATCCGTGCGCTGGATGGGACGTGGCACAGGCCGTTCACGACCCTGGAACTCGCCGCGCTACAAGGCCTCGTCGACCTCGACGATGAGCAGGAACGGTCAGCGCTTTCGCTTGATCCGCTTGATCAAGACTGGGCGGCGTACATCGAGCGCATGAACAACATGCTGGTGCTTGATGGCGCCTCAGATTCCGCGTGGCGCGAGCGCATCGGAAACATGGTGCCGCCTCCCGCGGCCCAGGCAATTGCTGGCGTCTGTGGCGTCACGCTGCTCGCCGCCTGGTCGGGCCAGACCTTCATGATGGGATCAACACCGATTTGGGTGCGCCCGGTTGCGGTCGCTCTCATGGCTGCTCAATCGACGTGAGGGAAATGGCGAAGGCAGCAAAGCCGTTCGAGACGGAAGCCGATCTCTGCAAGCGGTTCATCTCGGCACTCCCGGAGGGATGGACCCCCTACAATGAACACGCAGGTTGGGACATCTTGCTCGTGCGGAACGCCGATGGTTTCCAGATCGGGATCGAGGCCAAGCTCCGCTTCGGTACCGACGTCATCAACCAGTGCCTTGAGGAATACGGCGCCTATGACGCCGACCGTATGGGGCCGGACTGCCGGGCTGTCCTGGTGCCGTACGACGCGCCGGGCGGCTTCGGTCTCATCTGTGCCTATATCGGCCTGACGATTATTCGAGTGCGATCGCAGCAGCAGACGGACGCGCTGCCTCGCTTTTACCGACCAGAGGTGTTCGAGCCCGGATTGCCGGGTGACAAGCACGGCATCAACCAGAAGCACTGGTACGAATGGGCGCCGGCCCATCGCCACCGTCTGCCGGACTACGTGCCGGACGTTGTGGCAGGTTCTCCATCGCCGGTTCAACTGACCGACTGGAAGATCGCCGCGATCAAGATCGCGATCATCCTTGAGAAACGCGGCTTCCTGATCCGCGCCGATTTCAAACACGTCAACATCGATCACCGGCGCTGGCTGCCATCCGGCAACGGCTGGCTGGTGCTGGATGGCGGCGTCTATCGAGCGTCGAGGGGATTTCCTGACTTCAAGGTGCAGCACCCACGCGTCTACGGCGAGATCGCCGCCGACTACGACAAATGGAAGCCAGCCGATCCGGTCGGACCATTACCGCTCCCTGAACCGAAACAGGAGCAGATGCTATGAGTGGCCGTGTGCAATGCTGTGTGCCGTTCTGCCGGCACACCACGGGGCGGTTTTCGCCGCCGACAGAATGGATCTGCGGAGAACACTGGCGTCTGGTGCCGAAGGATATGCGGCGCGTGTACGGCCGCCGTAAGCGCGCCTGGTGTCGGTACCACCACGTGAACGACGGGAGCGCGTGCGATCGGCTTTGGGCGAACCTGAAGCGGCGCGCAACAGAGGCGGCGGCAGGACTGGTATGACGCGTTACGACACTGCCGAGATCAAGAAACGGCTCAACGAGCAGTTGGAGCGCGTGCTGGATCATTTCTGGAAGGGGTACGTGAAGCGCGGCAAGATCGCGTACTGCGCGCCGACTGGCCGGAAGGACGATCTCGGGTCGTTTCAGGTCTATCTCGCGCGGGTCGGCAAGTACGAACGCGGCGCCTGGGTCCGCAGCTCGGCCAGCATCGGCGGCGACGAGATCAATCTCTTTGCGTATGGCTTGACCGGCAATCATCGCGCGACGTCAGAGGACGTCTTCGATCGAGCGCGGGAATTTGTCGGGCTCGAGAGCGGGCGCCAGGAGACGCCGGAGGAGCGCCGGCAGCGCGAGCGGCGCGAGGCGGATGCCGCGGAGAAGCGCGCCGCCGACGATCGCCGGGCAGTGGAGCAGGAGCGCGCCAGGGTCCTTACAGCAGGCGGTATATGGACGGAATGCGTGTCGATCGAAGGCACATTGGCGGAGGCCTATCTCGTCGACGCCCGTGGAATCCCGGTACCGTCGGGCGGCTGGTATGATGCGCTCCGCTACCATCCGCGGCTGCTGCTTTATCCTGGCGAGTCGCCGTCGCAATCCAACCAAGCATTCCCTTGCTTGGTCTGCCGAGTCGATGACGTATTCGGTGACCTGACCGCGTTGTGGCGAATCTACTTGGATCCGAAGAAGCCGGCCAAGGCCCCCATCCGCGAGCCGAAGATGGGCTTCGGGCCGGCCGCCGGCGGCGCCATCAGGCTTGGCGGCGTGGCCGAACATATCGGTGCTGCCGAGGGCGCGGAGTCGGCGCTCGGCGCCAACGCGCTGATCAAGTACCGCTATCCCGTGTGGTCCATGATGTCGACGAGCGGTCTCATCGGCTTCGAGGTGCCGATGGAGGTCGAGTGGATTTCCGGATTCCCGGACGGTGACAAGCCCTGGAAAAAGGAAGGGAACGACATCGTCTTGGCGGAGCCCGCGGGCCGCGCGGCCATGCGACGGCTCGGTGAGCGGGTGCGCGCGCTGGACAAGCGCTTTGATACGCAACCCGAACCGAGGATGAAGAGCGACTACAACGACATCTGGCAGGCGCGCCGGCGCCTGGAGGCCTGTACGTGAGCAAGAAGCCAGCGGCACAGCCAAATAGGCCGACGCAAAACGTCCGGGCCGAGGAAGCCGTCATCGGGAAAATTTTGGGGTCGGCCGAGACTTTTTGGGCGGTCTCTGACCGGCTGACCGCCGACCAATTCTCGGTGCCGCACCACCGCGCGATCTTCACCGCGGTCCAGGAATGCTGCGAGCATGGACCGGGCCCAAGCCTATCGCTGCTCGAGGCGAAGCTACCGACCGAATTCGAGGGGATCGGCGCGGTCGAGGCGGTGCTCCTGTTCCTGATCGAGAGGGCGGCGGACGTCACCAACGCACTCGATTTCGTCGACGACATCATCCTGGCCTGGCGGGAGCGCGCCCGCATCGAGCTCGGGAAGGTCGCGACGGTCGCCGGCAAGACATTCGACGAGACCCGCGAGGATATCGAGACGCTGCTGCGCGTGGTCGATGACCATGATCGGATACGCCACGCGGTCCGCGTCGGCGATGCCGCGCGAGCCGCCACCGAGAAGGCCGCGGAAGCATTCCAGCACAAGGGCCGGCGCGCCGTCGGCGTCTTGACCAGAATAGAGGAGATCGACCTCGCCATTGGCCCCCAGATTGGCGGTACCGCCATCACGCTGGCCGGGGCGTCCGGCCATGGCAAGTCGGGATTGCTGGCGCAGATCTTCCGAAACGGCGCCGCGGCTTCGCTCGACCCGTCCAGCGTATTCCCCTCGCTCCTGATCAGCATGGAGATGTCGCAGATCCAAAACGCCTATCGAAACCTGGCGTCGATCACCGGAATTTCGGTGAGGAAGCAGATCAGCGGCGACTTCAACCAGAAAGAGTTCATGGACCTGCAAACGGCCAGGGCTGCACTCGACGCCATGCCAATGTATGTCCAGGACCGCGGCCGGCTCACGATCGACGAGATCGAGAAAGAGATCCGCATCGCGGTCCGGCGCTACGGGATCAAGCAAGCCGGCATCGACAACCTCAAACTGATCAAGCCGTCTCGGGACAATTGGAGCCTGGTGCAGACGATCGAGGAGGCGACCGCGCGCACCAAAGCGCTGGCGAAGGAGCTCGATATCGTGATCTGGCAATTGGCGCAGCTCACGCGCGACGGCCAGAAGACGGGAAACTGGCGATTCCGCGCAGCCGATATCTACGGCGGCGGTCTCGTCGTCGAGAACAGCGATCTCGTCCTTGGTTGCGCTGTCCCAATCGTCTGGCTGCGTGAGAACAAGCCGGAACCGCCATCGGAGGCGAACCCGCGCGGCCGCGAAGCCTTCGACAAATGGCTCAAGGACATGGAAGTGCTGAAGCACAAGGCTGAATTTGCCGCGTTCAAGGTACGAGACGGTCGCGGCGAGACCTGGAAGGAAATGGACTTCGATGGGCCACGCATGCTGTTCGGCAACGCGGATCGAGAACCAATTCCATTTTAACCAAAGAACTGGGGTCTCGGTCGCGACAGTGCCCGATGCCTAGGTGTATACTCAAAAACCCGCACGACCGATCAGGCTCGTATGAGGTCCGCTATGCCCCTGATAGCGGCTCTACAGCAGACCTCACCCGGTGTCCGAGTTGGGCCAACAGCGGTCATTCCGCAACCGCGTAGATGAGTGCTGCCCTCACCGGGAAGCGAGGCGGCGCATCGGGTGGAGCGGATACAAACGCCGCAAGCCATTTGGAGCGCCTCGCCGTTACGTTTTCGGTACAGGCTTGACCTTGACGCCCGCGCGTCGCAGGTTTCGGGGCGCCGCGCGCGGCTCGCGCGCCCAATAGGCAGGATCGATCTTTCATGGCATTCGTGCAGTTCACGCAACCGGACGATCAGCCCATCGTCATCAACACGGATAGGATCGTGGCCGCCACACCACTGCCCGACGGACAAGGCACGCGCATCACCTTCAGCAACGGTGGCCATCAGGACGTGAAGCAACTCATCGCTGACGTGCTGCGGCAGTTGAACATAAGCGCGTAGGCTCAGGACATCGCTGCCTGCGCGAACCATTCCGCCGATCAAGTGAGATCGTGCTGCCCAACGTTCGCAGATGGATCATTGAACAAGCAAAACGGCCTCAGTGCGCGCACATCTGAGGCCGTTTGAGACCTCCCGCCGGGCATTGGGCAAAATGTCGACCGGTCGGTGGCTTGGCTTTCGGAGATAGGATCGCCGATTGCTGAGGACCAAGACCAGCCCAAGGTGAATCGTTCCGTCCCAATCCGAAATATTTAGCGTCCTGACCGCACCGCGGATGGCGCCCTGGCCTCTGTTTTGACCCTTGAATCGCTCTGTAACCACTAATTCGGCAACCGAACACGAATTAACTGGCTATTTGGTTCGATCGGGATCCATATAGCCCCATCACCGCCGCTTCACGGCATCCACCGGTGACAGAGAGTGTTGCGCTCCCGCCTATTCGAGGGGAGGCATCATATGCCTCAATCTCAACGCCTGTCGTCCGGCATTCTGCCGGTTGCATTTGGGCGCCCCGCCTGTCCGAAGTGCAAGGCCGAGATGATGCTTACCCGCATCGAGCCAGCACGCCCTGGCGTCGACTTGCATACGTTTGAATGTGCTGTCTGCAATCACGTAGTTACGGCCCTGGCCGCGTATGAAGATCCTATGAAGTCCAAGGCTCTCGGACGCTGGCTTCTAGGCGATTTGCACTCGCCGACGTAGTTAAGTGTACAAACTAGGCCTCGAGCTCCCAGGAAACTCCGATGCGACTTTCGACCCACCGACAAAAAATTGCGTAGTAAGCAAACGCAAAAGGAGGAGGAAATGAGGGATTACACATACGAACGGAACGTGCCCACCGCGGCCTTGCGTAAGGCACGAGAAGCCTTCAAGGAGGCGGACGTCAAGGTAGCAATGGCCGAGTATGAACGCACTCAAAAGGCGTTCCATGCAAACCACGAGCGGTTAAAGGCGGAGCGATTGGCTCGCGACGCCGAAGCAGCGCGGAAGCTCAAAACCTGATCGGAGGCTTTCGGTCAAATCTGAGTAGCTCCTCGAACCTGTTAGGCTGAAATATCTTGCCGTACTCGTCGGTGATCTGCACCTGCCATCCACCCCTAACTAGAGTGCGAGCTTTCGCAACGCCAGCATTGGACTGACGTGGCTCGCAACGACGGTTTCCCGTCATCCTTCCTCGCAAGAATGCTGAACGTCATCGCATCCTCAAAAGAGAAAGGCTGGCAAGCGTTACGCCGCTCTGCAGGACTAATAGCTGCAACCACTGATGGCCCGGCAACGCCTGGTCATACGTTGGGTCGGTATCTGCCCCTCAGCGAAAGCCAGCATAGATGCGTGCGCTCGACACCTCGTCCCTCTCACCACTGGGTGTGACAGTCACACTGTCCTTTACGACAGCTAGGTCACTGCAAGCGTCGATTCAGTGTCACGACTGAAATGACCAATGTTTCAATTGGGTCAATCGCGACCGGGTTGAGTCAGCGAATTACCAATGTCTCAATTGGGTCACAAGCGGCATTTGACGCCGCGCTGAGCGGCGTCCGGTCTACCCCGGTGAGCTGACGTGGCGATCTTCAATCCGGATTTCGGCCATGGGTCACGAGCGGTAATGCTCTGACTGATCGTAAGCTTTCCGCTTGGCCATGAGAAGCTGACGTCCACGCCTTTATGAAACACGCGCTAACTTGGGCAAGCAACGGAGCGGGCCTTTTCAGATTAGCGGCCAACCTCTGCTTTGATGCGAGTGGAGGAGCGACAGTCCCGACTTCCCGCTAAGATCTTTGCAGCCGTTGATGAGATCGGCATTTTCCGCTTGCATTCGTAGACAAATCACACCGCGATTTCATATCCGTGATTCGAGAGCAGGATCTCGAGGCACGGAATGGCCGAAGGCGAGCGCCGCAAGCGCCGATCGAAACGAACGATTCAGCGAGAGCGGAAGCGGAAGGTTGACGCTCGGGCCGCGCGCGAGCAACAGCGCGCGGACAAGCGCGCCGAGGCGGCCGCCGCATGGGAAGCCGGCTATCCGCAGCGCGCGAAACGGTATCAGGCTGAATACGAGCGCCGGATAGAGCACGACCTCGCCCGCGAGGGCCAGCGCAAGCTGATGTATGCCTACCTCGACTACGCGCTCGGCAACGACACGCCGGAGGCTCGCATGGTCGCTGACTATGTCCGGCGCAATGAGACCGTGGCGAAGGACAGGCGCCAGAAGCTTCTCAAGGGTGGAGATCCACTCGGGCTGCTCGAGCCCAAGGTCAAGAAGACCAAAAGGCAGGTCAAAGAGGAAAAGCGGCAGGAAGAAGCGGCTCGGCTAGCGCGTGGCGAGCGCTTCGAAAGCATCCCGGATCTTGAGCATCCAAACCAGGATGTGCTGGTGACGACCAAGGCGCATTCACTGCGTCGGAAGTCGCTCGTCCGGACCCATCATGTGCCTGGTGTCGAAGCCTTCCTCCGCGACATCGAGGCTGTGCAGGGCGGCATCCGTGCTGCCAGCTTGGGGGACAAGATCGACCGTTCCGGCGTGCCGAACATCATCCCGAGCGCGATCCCCGCGGCGCAGCGTATCGAGCTCTGCGAGACCAGACTCGGCCAGAGCCATTGGTACTGGGCCTGCGGCTATCTGCTGTTCGACATGACGCCGACGGAGGTGCACCGCCGCGGCGGCAGCCAGCACACCACGGCGAGCGCCAAGATCGCCGACGCACTCGACGCGCTGTGCGACTTCTACGATCCGAATTTTCTACGTCAGAACCGCGATCTCAACATCCTGAAGGATGTCGTGAGCCGCGGCATGGAGGTGATCTTGCAGGGTGAGCGTCTTCTCAACTGGCCGCATCAACAGAAACGGCGGACGTCACGCTGATGTCGTTCGGCAGGTTCGCTCCGAATACGAGGGAGACGCCGCTCGAGACCAAGGTCCGGGTCTGGCGGGAATACGGGCTTCTCCTGGTCGACGTCGACAAGGACCAGTTGACGTGGGACCAGCGCGAAATGCTCAGAGCAATAGGCCGGAAAATGTTCGGGCCGCGGCGAGGAGATCGAAAATGACATCGACTTGGCGGAACTATATCCCGCGAGTGCTGACTGAACGGCCGTCCACTCCACCGCCGAATCCACCAAAGGGCGGCAGCAGCGGGGTCAACCCAGTATCCGGACCGATGGGGTGCATTTGTCCAGCGGGCGCGAACCTGACCTGCGAAAACCCGCAATGTCCCCGCAAGCATCACCGGACGCACGCCAGCAATCAGCCGCACCATCCGAGATCGTGACATGGCAAGGATTCCGACTCTCGGACCGCGCGTTCCGACGCTCGACACCCGCAAGGCGAAGCCACTGCCTAAGAAGGCGGATCCGCACTACCAGACCGCCGAGCACGAAGCGTGGGCCGCGTTCGTCAAGCGCCGGGCGGGATATCGGTGCGAGCACATCGACGATCGCACCGGTAGGCGCTGCGAGCGTAGCCAAGCCAACGGCGATCGGATGTACGCCGACCACATCAAGGACATCAAGGATCGGCCAGACCTGGCGCTTGACCGCAATAACGGCCGCTGCGCCTGCAATTCGCACAACACCCGCGCCGGCATAGCCGCTCGATCTCGGCGCATGAAATCGTAGGAGGGGTAGAATGTCGAAAGAGCCATCACCACGCGCGGACCAGCTTCGGGCCATGCGGGAAGCCAGGTACTATCGCAATCAGGAACTGATGCGCGAACAAGAGGCGCGTGACGCCGCGGCGGCAAAGAAGGAAGCGGCGCCGGTGCTAGGCATGAAGCGCCCGACCAAAAAGCGAAAAGCCGCAAAAGGGCGCGGGCGCAACCAAGCCAAAGTGTGAGCGTCGATTAGTCGAACTTCGGCGTTCCGGAACCGCGCTTGAGGTGAATGCCCGGTTCATCGGAGGAGTTGGTAGGGGACGTGATGCTCACCTCTTCGCCCGTTTGCAGTAGGCCTTTGCAGGTACGCAGGGCCTCTCCCATCAGATTCCTTTCCAGTGCGCAGCTCAGCTCAGGCAGTTTGTAATTCTTGAGAATAGCTTCAGCGAATTGTTGCGGCGGCAAGGACTCTGCGTCAAAGAAGCATCGATAGAAGTCCGCGCTCTTGGCGGTGCCATTCTTGTCGAATTTGACGCTTCCGCAATGTTTGCCGGTCTTGGAATAGACCGCCAGCACCGGGATATTCTCTTCTTCTTTGGTCATCGCGAACAGGTCCTTTTCCCACTTCAGAGTGAAGTTATTGGACAGCCCGTCTGCCTCAGTCTTCGGCATGTTTATGTAAACGCCACGAAACTTGGTACCTGCATTCTGCGCGACCGCGGGTGTCACAAGGATGGCCGCGGTCGAGATCGCCAGTAGAATTGTTTTCATGGTCAACGTTGCCTCATTTATAAATTGGTTGGGCCGCATCGCTGGACAATCGATCGTAGCCGGGAGGCGGGCTCACTCCGCCAACTTGCGGAGCGTGTCCTTGTATTTGTCCATGATCTCGTCTGCGGTCTTCATCGTCTTTTCGAAGTCGGGATCATAGGGCAGGGCGATGAAGCCGCCGCCAGCGACCTCCACCACATAGAGATCGGAGCCCGTCTTCAAGTCGAGCTTCGCCATTAACTCTTTCGGGAATATGAGTCCGTCGGAGTTGCCAATCCTTTTGATCGTGAGTTTTGTCACCGGTCTTCTCCATCTTCCACATCAGCGTCAGCCGGCATCTGCCTCAGCTTCTGGTAAGGGTATTCGCCGAGCTCCGGATGTAGCCGGTCGGCCTGAATCATTGCCGCTGCGGCCATGCGCGCGGTCCCGAGTGCGTTGGGGAGCGTAAGCAGCGTCAGCGCAATCGGCACCCAGGACGGGATGTCCTGGATCTGGCCCTTGTTATCCCGACCCCAGCGGTTAACCGTGACGAGATTCTGGCAGAAGACGCGGGCGAACGACTTCCGGGTCAGGCCCTGCCGTTCCAGCGCTGCGTCGAAATCAGCGCCAGAGATCTTGCGGTGGACAAATCGAGGTGGAGACATCTCAGGATCCTTTCCTGTTGGGCACGGTCGCCCGGAAATCGGTCGTAGCCGAGGGGATAGCACAAAATCGATCGTAGCCGGGAGTCCCCCCGACTAGCTGAAATCCAGCGGCGAAACCTGGCGCTTGCCGACCGTCATAACCGGTGGAATGACGCCGCCGCGGTCGATGGCCGCCAGCCATTGCCTCTCGGTCCCGGTGAAGCCGGGCCCGGCCTCGACGTGGTGGTCGGCCAGCCATTTGGCGAGCTCCCGCGCCGAGGCGCAGGGCGGCGACAGCGGCGTCCCGGCAGTGGTGACCTCGTACATCTGCCAATGCGTCCGCTCCGCCTCCGGCCATGCCGGCATGTAGCGGTCCGGATCGGGCGCGGGCGCATCCGGGGCGGACTCGAGCAGCGGGATGTAGCGGCCGGCGGCGTTCTTCGGATGCTGCCAATCCACCGGCACGCGTCGAACCTGTCTCATGCTAATACACCTCTGCGCCAATGCATGCTGCGACGGCTTCGCGGTGCGCGCCTCCTGCGCGGTCCATCCGCTGCCAAACCTCCTTGCCGCCTAGCTTGTCGGCCAGCCAGGCGAAATCGGTCACGTAGAGGATCGCGTGCAGCAAGACGCGCTCGCCCGAACTGCAGACGCTGTCGCACTGCTTGGCGAGTTTCACGAAGCGCCCTTTGTCGGGATCGTTGAACTGCACGATAGAACTTCGGAGCTGCCGCCAACTCTGCGCCGCCTCGAGGTATTCGAGAAGGCCCATCTTTCGAAAGATGCTGCGCGCCGGCTCACTAGCCTTGAAGCGGTCGAAGCCGTGGACATTCGCGCGAGCGCGGCCGAGTTCTTCGCCGACGTCGGGCATCATTGCCCAGGTCCGGCCCGCATTCGTGATCTCGATCATACCGGGGTCGACACGTCGCGCCATGCCGGTATTGACGAGAACGCGCTCGGGGATGCGGTCGTGGTCAGTGCGCGGACCCTTCATGAGTGCATTGAGCAGCATCTGTTCCTCAGACGTCAGTTGGATCGACATGGGTAAATCTCCTTTTCAAAATCGGCCGTAGCCGAGGGGGTGACGGGAAATCGGTCGTAAGCGGGAGGGCGCAGCCGGGACTATTCCGGCGGTCCATCGATCACGACCAGCGCCGTATTCACCATCGTGCCGGCGGCCTTGAATGAGCCGGCCGGCAACGGCCGATATTCGGTAGCGATTGGCTCGAGGCGCGCGCGTTGGCGCGGCCCGTCGGCGCAGATCGCGACGAGGCGGCCACCAGGCCGGAGAAACGTCCGCGCGTGCTCGATATGCTGGATATCGGCGCCGCGTTCGAATGGCGAATTCATCACGATCCGGTCGAACCTGCCGAGGTGAATTGGAGAGCATTCCAGGAAGTCACCACAATGGGTTTTTGTGCCATGAGACCGCAGCAGATTTGCCAATTTCGGATTGATCTCGACCGCAATCAACTCTACGCGGGCACTGATCGCCGCTTTCACGGCTTGAACAAGCCGCCCAGTGCCTGCGCTTGGCTCAAGCACGCTATGGTGCTCGCTGATTTCTGCGAGCTCGACCACATCGGCGGCCAGGTTCGGCGGCGTCTCGAACAATTGCGGAGCGACGACGACTTGCACGCCGCCGCCGCGCAGCACCGCCCGCATTGCCTCGAAATCAGCCGTAGGCGAGGGGGCCGGCAAATCGGCCGTATCCGGGAGGGCGGGCGCGATCGCGATCTCGGGCGCGGGCACTGAGGGCGCGGAGTCTTCTGCCGGTGCCGGCTCCGCCATGATCTCGGAGACCAGCGTAAAGGCGGCGTCCAGTGGATTGGCGGCCGTCGGCGGGGCGACGAACTCCACCACGAAAGCAGCCGGTTCGGCCGGCTCGCTCGGCGGGACGATCTTGGGCGGATCGACCCGCTTTGCATCCGTGATGAAAACGTGCGCGGTCTTGTAGTCCTTGAGCATGGCATGGCGTACGCGGTGCATTCCCGTCTGGTCAGTCGCCTTAACCAGCTTCGTGCACTTGTAATCCTTGTGCTTCTTTTTGTACTCCTCGGCCGTCATGCGGTGGAAGCCTTCGCCGGGATAGTTGCAGAGCGGCGCGAGCTGCGACGCGGTCTTGACCTTCTCGGCGTCGCCGCCTTTCGGCGCCCGATAGCCGCAAACCTCCTCGACGCCATATTTCCACTTTGACGCCCAGGTCACGCCGGGCGGCGAAGTAGTCGTGAGGCTGTTGACGGTACCGCCGACGCGGTTAACGCGGATGATGGTCAGCCACGCGCCAGAGCGCTCCCGCGCAATCTGGACCTTGCCGCCGACCTGGAAGGCGAACCGCTCGCCCAAGGAGGCGGGCGCGTCCGGGCCGTCGACGCCGATCTGTTCCGCCAACATGGCGCGCTCATAAGCCAGGCGGTTGTCATAGTGCGAAAGCCAGCGATCACAATTCGCGATCGTCGCCGGATAAACTGCTTTGGCGTGCTCGATGACCTCGGCGACGGTGCGCGGAGCGTACAAGGTGGATTCGCGTTCGCTCAGCGCTCCGTAAGCGGTTTGGCTGTGCGGCCAGTCTTCACGGTCGCCTTCTTTGCGAGGCAGGTGCAGCCAACAGCGGTTTGCAATTGCAAGCGCGATTTGGTGCTGACGCTCCGCGTCCGTCTCCTCACCGCATTTCGCCCAGAGTTTGAGCCAGGCCGCAGCCTCGGACTTGCTGCGCTCGACCTTGCGGCGCTCGGCTTCCAGCGTCTTGATGCGTCGGTGACGAACGTCGGCACGCTCTTTGTATTTTGCGGCGCGGATCGCGCCGTGCGCCCGCGCTGTCCAATAATTCGAAGTATCCCAAAGCTTGAGCGCCTTCCGCATGCCGTTGTCCATGCGCTCTTTGTCTTTCCGCGCGCTCTTCTCCGAGTGATGGCCGACAAGGATCGGCTGCCCAAACGCGAAGCGTTCGGCGATTTGGTCGACCGCGTCGCGGGCGCGGTTGGCTTCGGCCAAGCGTTTTTCGCTGTACTCCTCGAAACGGTCGGCGCGGTCCTCGGCGCGGTCGACAAGGGTTGAATCCTCGTCGCCGATCTCTCCGCAAAGCTCAATCAGCAGATCGGCGCGCGCAGGGGTCCAGGTCGGCGCGACGAAAAGGCCTTGTTTCGGCGCCCACTTGAATCCGGCGGCTTTCACGCGCGCATAGGTTTCGGGATCGAGGCGCGAGACGGAATAGAGGCGAAGCTTGTTGTCGTCAGGGGAATAGGTGGCAGAAAATGTCATGTGTCCATTTCTCCTTTTTAGATTGCGCACAATCGCGCGGGGGGGCCCTAAGTTGGTTCGGCTGAATCTGTCAAGAGTCATCGCGCAAAATCAGCCGTAGCTAGGGTAGAAAATCGATCGTAGCCGGGGCTAGCCGGCCCTAATCCAGCGGGCGCAACTCGGGATGTACCTCGTAAAGTGTCCTGTAAGCCTGATCTTTGGTGCGGTGCGCGGTGGTCCCGCGCTTCGTGACGCTCAACCAATCGCCGGCCCACGCTCCAGGGACTTCGCTGGCGAGGCAGACGCGCGGGGCGCTGCTCTCCTCTTCAGCCGGGCAGGGCGCAACCGGGAGGCCTGCGGCGGCTCGGCGGTAGGCCTCCGCCGCGTCGTCGGCGTCGGAAACCGCCTCCGCAATCGTGCCGTCCTCGTCGTTGAACATGCCGCGCACCTGGCCAATCTGATGGGTGCAGGCATCCAGCGCGCCGGCCAGGTCGCGGGCGATCTGGCGCCAGTCCTGCGCGGGCGCAGCCGAAACTGTGCCGCCGCCAATCTCCAATACCTCAACCCTGAAGAAGTCGCCGCGCATCTCGCCGACGCGCTCGAAGTAGGCGTCAGCAATCTCGTCAGGATCGGCCGGCTTGTCCTCGTCCATCCGTGCCGCCCAATTTTCGGCGGCGATCTCGCGGCGCCAGGTCCGGGCGTCGTCGCTGTTGGCGTACAGGCGCGTTTCGTCACCGTGGCGGGTCTCGTAAATCGCGACGGCAAGCGGCGGCAGCGTCACGGGGTGAGCTTCAATGATGCAAGGCCCGTCGGCGACGTCTTCCCATAACTCGGCAATATTGTCCGCGGTCGCGGCCTCGATCTCGGCCAGGCGCTCGGGTTTGCGCTTGAGAAGGTCGCGCAGGCTTGCGCGCACGTAGTCCACCGCTTCGGATTGTGTGGCGTGCACCGTGGTTTCGGTTCCGCAGTTATCGCCTTCCGTGGTGCAGGTCCAAATCGTAATGGCAGTCATTGCTCTGTGTCCTTTCGTTTTGCGCACTATTGCGGAAGTTTGGAATCAGCCGCGGCTGGGAGTCGCGGCTATCAACGGCAAATCAGACGTAGCCGGCTCTCAGGCCACGGTGCTGGATTGGGCCCGCTCGGGCACGGCGAGGCGCTCAAGGTCGCTGCAGGCATCATAGTAAACATCGGATTCGACGTGTCGCTTGTGATCGCCCAGACTGCCATCCGGCCGCTTGAAAACGAACCAATACGGTTCAATTTCGTGCAGGGAATACCCCGCGGCGATAGCGCGTTCGCGTTTCGCCGCTCTCTCGGCTTCAACAGCGGCCATCATCTTATCAAAATCCGCGCGGCCGGCGGCGCGGAGTTGAGCCGCCCATTCCGCAAGCGCGCGGGTTGGCCGGCGGCGCTCGCGATACGCCAGCGCAACCAAGTTATCCCTTCCGAGATATCGAAACAGGTTGCCGCGCAGTTTCGGATTGCGCCGCGAGCGGCGGTAGAGCGCCACCGCAACGGCGTTTCCGTCGTGCATTTCAAAGCAGGTATCGAATGACCGCGTTGCGTTGCGGCCGGTGGCGATGACGCGAGAGGCGAAATCGACACGATAGGAATAGGCATCTTCTGTGTATGGAGTCGGCACTTGTTGAGGTTCCTTTCCGGTTACGCGCGATCGCGCGCGACAAAATCAACCGTAGCGGAGGCTCTAGCGTAGAGCCTCGCATTGTTCGATATGGCGGGCGATCAAATAGAACGGCCGCAACTGACGGCAGTACGGGCAGCGGGACTTGCGGGATTTGGGTTTGCGCGTCATGCCGCCGCAATCCGCAGGATGCAGTTGGAACGGGGCGAGGGCGCAACCTGGGCATTGCTGGCGACAAGGGTAAGCCTCGATGTCGAGAGAAATGCTTGGTTCACCTTGAATGAAGTTACAACCGGGGGAGAGGCATGGTCCGCGTGCTCGGCATCGTGCGCCGCCTCTGCGGCCAGGCGCTCCGCTTCCCGCTCGGCATCTTCGCGCGCCCGCCACCTCGCCCTGATCTGCAGCGGAGTCCAGCCGGCCAAGCGCAACTCGCATTCTTCAATCTGGTATTGAAGCGGGCGAGCGTCGGCGCCTTCCGGCAATTCTGCAAGGCGCAGCCGCGACACGGCCAGCCGGTACGACGCCTTGACGAAATCAGCGCGCGTCAAAGCGCCGTCCTCTGTTTCGTCGGGGTAGCTGGCCGACTCCGCAATGGCTGCGCTGGCGTCGAAAGTCCCGCGACGCCACTTCGCCGACTTGGCGTTGCACTGCGCAGCGTCGTATTCGGTTTCTGTCGTTTCGCATGTAACGGTGACAAATTCCGGCACCGTGATGCATGCCGAATAATCGGAGTTGCCGCCGCACCGCGTCGCGATACGGCACTGATAGAACGCGATGGCGACGCGCAAGCCGCGCCCGATATTGACCGGCTTGCCGGGCAGGGAAACCGCGGGTGCCCGTACCGTCTCACCATCGGCGAACGTCACCACGATAACAGGCGACTTGCCGAGACGCTTCGCGCTGACGCTCTGCGGAATGACGTAGTCCGCCCATTGCGCAAAGCGTGGATCCGTTTCCGGTTCCAGGATCTTGGGCGCGGCGGATCCTGCTTTTGCGTTGGGCAAGGCGAGGCGGAGCAAATCAGCGACCGCGCGCCAGTTTGCACTGTCGGGTTCGGCGCACGCGTTATCATAGGCGAGAATTGCCAATGTGCGCCGCTCGGTTGCCTTGGCCGCCTTCGCTGCGATCAAATCAATCTGTTGCATGGTCTAAGCTTCCTTTTCTGAATTGCGCACAATCGCGCATTGGTACGCTGGGCGTTCCGTGCTGCCCGGTCATGCCGGGCAGTGTCGCAACGTCCTAGCTAGCTTGACTTTCCATAAGAGACAGTTTCGGTTCCTTCCCTTGCCGCAAGCCGAATGCGATCGTTCAGGCGTTCCCCCACAACCCAAAACACGCTGAACCGGTTGAAGGCCTGCATGACATCATGAGCATTCCAGCCGCGTGCTCTAGCCAATGCAGTGGCTTGGCGTTTGGTGGGAAAGCGGAGGATTGCAGTCTCACCGAGAAGGATATGGGAAAGATCAAGCATGGTGGACGTTTCAGATGCACGAATTCAGAAAGGCGCGTTTTCCGAAGCGGACCGCGGCGCGGCGAGTCCGCTTGTCAATCGGCTTGCGGTCGGAATCGTGGCGAGGATACTTCATAGCTCGGTTTCCTTTTGATGGTTGCGCACAATTGCGCAGTTTCGGCGGTTGCCGGTCATGCCCGGGACAAGCCCGGGCATGGGCTGCAATCGCTTAGGCGGCGAGCGGTGCGGCGCCCTTCAATTCGGCCATCTTGGCCGCGAGGGTGAAAAGCGCGCGGTTTAGTTTCACGTCTTGGTCGATACCGTTGACGGCGCGAGTCGTGACGCGGCGCGGGCGATTGTTGGCATCACGGCCGCGCGCCGTAAGTCCGCCACGAATGACGTTTTCCTGCACCACGTTGAACGTGGTCCAAAGGTCCGGCGACACGTCATCCCGCCGACGCGGGCGGAGCAGTTGTTCCGGCTGGATCGGCGTATTGGTTTCGCCTTCCGCGTCACCAAAGCGCAGAACGTGCGCGGCTTCCGCGAGTGCCTGCTTTTCGTCGCGGTCGAGAGCCAGGCGCGCCCAGTCCTGTGGCGCCGCGAGTGCCTTCTGTGCCTCGCCGAGAACACGGTAGGTTCCATCAATCACCTTGTGCGCTACATCCTGGGCGGTGCCGGTATGCCGGACTTTGACGGAGTCGACGGTGCCGACTTGCGCGACGAGGCTGTTAAGGCAACGAACACGGAAAAGGCCTGCGATCAAGTCATAGGCGGACGTTCCGTCATTGGCGTTTTTGAGGAGGATTTCACAGACGGTATCGCCAACCGAATACGTCGCGGCGTTGTCGAGACGGCGCAAGCGGATGAGGTGCTTTGTGAAGTCGCGGCGATCATCGATCCGGGCAACACTCTGCTTTGCGCCGACGGGCTGGAAACCCTCTTTCATCAATGCGCGCAGCACGTCGAAAGTCGGAATAGGCTGGAAACGATCAGAACGCGAATGGTGCGCGTCGACCGCGAAAACAGACGGCGCCAGCTTGCGCAATTCATCCTCAGACAGGGCGCGGGCGGAGCCATCGAAACGGGCGGTTGAGGTGTAGACGGTCATTGCAGATACTTCCTTTTTGTTTGCGCACTGTTGCGCGGGTTCGGCGATTTGCCGGTTATGCCGTGGCGCGCACGGCATAGGCTGCAAATCGTCAGAGACAGCACGCGACGATTACAAACGTGCCGACGCTGGCGAAGGCGAGGAAAAGCAAAAAGTCTTTCATGGTCTGCCTTTTCAGTTGCGCACAATCGCGCGGGAGTAGCGGCGCCGACTCTATCGGCGCGGACTGTGCTTAGACTGGAATGCGCAGCAGGATGGCGACAACTGGTCCGACGGTCAGGGATAGGGCGAGGATTGCGCCCAAGACGTTGCCGAGCATGTTGGTTGTCCTATCGAGTTGCCGGGTTGGCAGGGAGGCGCGGCCATGTCGGCCGCGCCGGTAGTCCTCACTTGATTCCGAAAATCCAGAGCGGGTTGGCTTCCGGCTGCGCGGGCTGCGGAGCGGCCGGCTTAACCTTCTGTTCCTCCTCGATGTTGCGGCAGAGCATTTCGAGATAACCGACGGTGCCGAGTCCTTGGGTGAAGTCGGGGCAGGGCGGAAGGTCTTTGGTCTTGATGACGGCCATGGTCATTTTCCCTTTTCGGTTGCGCACAATTGCGCGTCCAGTGAGGACACCATACAGCAACGGCCGGCCGCGTCAATAGGCAAAACGCAAAAAAGTGACGATTGTCCGAAAAAAGTCGATGCAGCGTCACAAATCAGGGATGCAGCGCACGGTACTGCGCCAGCAATTTCGCAGCCCGTTCAATGAATTGCCAGCTGTCGCCGGTGGAGATGCCGAGCTCCACGGCCCTGCAGCGCAGCGCAACGTCAGGGCCGGCGCCCAGGGTGCGGTAGGTCGCGATCGAGTTGGGTGACGCGAAGATGGCGCGCGCCGCCGCATTGTTGGAAAGGCCCAGCCGTTCCTGCCACGCGACGAATTCAGCCCCGTTGATTCGCTGTGAGGCATCGCCAGTTGCAAAATCGCGTTTCTGTGGCGCCCGGACGTCAGCCGGTTTTGTCGCGCTTTTCTTCGCCATGCCGTTCTCACTCCGCTGTGACGTTTCCGGGCTAGCCCGCACTAGGCGGACCTATCACAGATTTGAGTCGCGGCAAGCCGGCGGAGCGCGACTATCAACGGACGAGCGCCGCGCCATCGATTTGACAGCCGACTCGTTTTCCGATTCAGAGCGGGAACAGTGAAGGATTGTCACCACGGGCAACCCGCCAGGCCGAAAGGTCTCGGCGGGTTTCGCATGTCAACGGTGCACCATGGCCAACCCGCCCAATGCAGCGGCACCAATCACAGGAACGTGGCGCCCAACCGGCAACGCGCGCTTGCGGTGCGGTTGGTTCGGCCGGCCGATAATCGAGATTGAGGAATCCGCCACGCTGCTGACTGGCGACCCTGCGCCAAGCCAAGCCATCGGGACATGGCGAGTAGCGAAGCGCTGGCGCCGTGCCCGGCGTGGCCAAGTCGTCGCACTCGGCACCGTTGCAGCCATGGTCGCCTTTGCCCGTGGCAAGGCGGAGCGGTAGCGCACATGGGCGACGTCGTCGCGTTGGGCCCTCGAGCTAGTGGCGAGGCGCGCGCGGCGCCAGCCAGCACCGAACCGGCAACCGTGGTTATCCTGCCTGTCATCCGGGTTGAGCGCTGCAGCGCCGACATATGGGATTGCCTGCCAAGCGATAGCGCTCCGCACCATGCGGCCCTGTACCCGGAAGATGGCGAGTAGTCCGCCACGTCAACCGGTCACCACCTAGCACACAAGCCAGCAAGGCAACGCCAGCAAGTTGCGGCAGGGCGGCGCCGCCGGACATGGTCGGGCAAGCCAACCCGCAACGCCATGGCCAAGCCAGCCAGCACGCCAGCCCACCCCCTACCGTCAGACCTCGGGGAGGGGGGCAGGGGGGCTTGAATTCCCGAAAGCCGACAGGACCTGGGACCGCTTGGGGTCGCATCCGCACAATTTTTTTGGGGCGACCGAAAATTTCTCCGGAAATCGCAAAATGACCGAAAAAACGACTGACGGGAAAAAGCGTGCTCGCTCGCGAAAGAAGCCGGCGCTGAAAAAGGTTGGCGGCCGTCCCGCATGGAAGCCATCGGTCGATGAGCGGACGACGATCGAGCGGATGAAGTTCTGCGGCGAGTCCGACGCGACGATCGCGAGATCCCTGGGCGTTGATGTCGACACGATGCGCAAGCATTGCCCCGAAGAGCTCGCAAGCGGTTACGCGAACCGGCGCCGAGAGGTGATCAACCTGCTGTTCGAGGCGGCCAAGGCGAAGAACACCTCGGCGATCAAGCGGCTCGACGACATGGGCCGGGCTTCCGGTGCCGCGGCCGCGGTCAATGCTCGCGGTGCCAAGGCCGCACCCGAGGCCAAGGAGCCGGCGCCGGAGAAACTGGGCAAGAAGGAACAGCGGAAGCAGGCCGCGCAGGCTGTGGTCGGGAAGTTCGCACCGCCTGAGCCGCCTAAGCTGGTGGTCAACAACGACGCCGGCTGATCATGAAGCACTGGTCGACGGCGTGCATCGATTGGCAGCGGAGGATTATCGCCGGCGAGAGCCTGGTCCCGTTCGAGCCGCTGTTCCCGGACGAGGCTTATGCCGCTCTTGAGGTCTTCAAGTCGCTGAAGATCGTCGACGCGACACCGATCTTCGATCCGGAGATCGATGGGATGCGGCCGCCGACGTTTGGCGAGGCTGGCGAACAGTGGGTCTTCGACTTCGTGCTCGCCATCTTCGGCGCGTACGACCACAAGCAGGCGAAGCGGTTGATCCGGGAGTTCTTCCTGCTGATCAGCAAGAAGAACGGCAAATCGACGGTCGCCGCGGCGATCATGCTCACGGCGCTGATCAGGAATTGGAGGCATTCGGCTGAACTCCTGATCCTGGCGCCGACGCTGGAAGTCGCCAACAACGCGTTCAAGCCGGCTGCCGATATGGTCCGGCATGACGAAGAACTGAGCGACCTGCTGCACATCCAGGACAACTTCCGCCAGATCACGCATCGGGTGACTAATGCGGTGCTGAAGGTGGTCGCGGCCGATACGGACACGGTTTCGGGCAAGAAGGCCGCGTTCGTCCTGGTCGACGAGCTCTGGATCTTCGGCAAGCGCGCCAACGCCGACGCCATGCTGCGCGAGGCGACGGGCGGATTGGTCTCGAAGCTGGAAGGCTTCGTCATCTACCTGTCGACGCATTCCGACGAGCCGCCGGCCGGCGTCTTCCTGGCCAAACTCGAATATTTCCGCGACATCCGAGACGGTAGGGTTACGGATCCGAAGAGTTTCGGCGTCCTGTACGAATTCCCGGACGACATGGTCGAGGCCGAGGCCTATCTCGACCCGGCCAACTTCTACATCACCAACCCGAACCTGGAAAAATCGGTCTTCACCGAATGGCTGGTCGACAAGCTGGCCGAAGCGCAGCGTGGTGACCGGGCCGGGCTCAACGTCTTCCTCGCAAAGCACCTCAACGTCCCGATCGGCTCCAAATTGCGAGTGGATCGCTGGGCTGGCGCTGATTTCTGGGACAAGTCGAAAGAGCGGGTCACGTCGCTCGAGGATCTGTTGGCTCGTTCCGAGGTCGTTGTCGTCGGTATCGACGGCGGAGGCCTCGACGACCTTCTCGGCCTAGCCGTCTTGGGGCGCGTGAAGAAGGCCGCTGGCGGTTCCGAAGACATCGCCAAGAGGAAGTGGCTGCTGTGGAGCCGTGCGTGGGCTCACACCATCGTTCTCGAGCGGCGCAAGCAGATCGCGGCCGAGCTCAAGGATTTTGAGAAGGAACAGACCCTCAAGATCGTCGATCGGCCGGGTGATGATGTCACGGCCGTCGCGGACATCGTGATGACGATCGAGGAGGCCGGGAAGCTGGCCGAGGAGGCCGGGAAGCTGGCCGAGGGGGCCGCGATCGCCGTGGACGCCGCCGGCATCGGATCCATCGTCGACGAGCTCACCAGCGAAGCCCGCGGGCTCGACAAGGAGCGCATCGTCGGCATCCCGCAGGGCTGGAAGTTGAACGGTGCCATCAAGGATACCGAGCGCCGAGTCGCTGCCGGCGATCTCGTCCACGAAGGATCGGCGCTGATGACCTGGGCTGTCGGCAACGCCAAGGCGGAACGGAACGGCAACGCGACGCTGATCACCAAGGCGGCCAGCGGATCCGCAAAGATCGACCCGCTCATGGCTGTGTTCGATGCCGTCTCGCTGATGTCGATGAACCCCGAACCGGCAGGATCTGCCTACGAGGACGAAGACGTCCTGGTGTGATGCCGGCGGCCGCGGTCGCTGTCCGCTGGTCTTCCCCGCAACTCATCAGGACAGAAATCGCCCATGGGTTGGATCAACAACGCCGTTGCAGCAGTGTGGTCGATCGGCCGTCGGGCCGACGATTCTGGTGATCAGGACCGCTACTACGGCGACGACGCTGATTTCTACTACGAGTCGGTAGGGAAGCGGTCGACGGCTGGAGTCCGCATCACGCCGATGGCGGCGATGCGACTATCAGCATTCGCGGCGTGCGCGAAGGTGTTGGCCGAGACCATCGCCAGCCTTCCGGTCTCGGTCAACAAGATCATGCCGGATGATGGCCGCCAGGCATGGCCGAGCCATCCGATCGCGGAATTGATCCGGTATCAGCCTAATCGGACGCAGACTGCTGTCGAGTTCTGGGAATCGATCATCCTGCATGCCGTGCTGTTCGGCACCGGCTACGCCGAGATCGTTCCCGGCACGCGCGGTGCCGTCGACCAATTGAAGTTCTTGCGGAGCGATCGCGTCGTTCAAGACCAGCTTCGCGACGAAACACTGCGTTTTGCCGTATCGAACCCGAATACCGGAGGATCTCGGGTTCTGTTGCAGGACGAGGTGTTGCGCATTCCGAGCCTTTCGCTCGATGGCGTCAACGGGCTCAGTATGCTCGATCTCGCCGCGGAATCGATCGGTCTCGGCGTCGCCGCCGATCAGTACGCGTCTCGCATCTTCTCGAACAACCTCAACATGGGTGGTTTCATCACCACCCAGAAGAGGATGAGCCGCGAGGCGATCCGGAACCTGATCGCCAGGTTGATGGAGAAATACGCCAGCCCGGAGAACTTCCACCGGCCGGCAATCCTCCAGGACGGTGCCAAGTTCGAGCCCGCCTCGATGAAGGCGAGCGAGGCCCAACTGCTCGAGGCCCGGAAGTGGCAGATCGCGGAGCTGGCGCGCTACTTTCGAATTCCGCTGCACATGCTCGGCGTCGACGATCAGACCAACCGGTCTACCGTCGAGGAACAGTCGATCAACTTCGTGAAGTACACGATCCGCCCATGGGCGCGCCGGATCGAGCAGGCTATTCGGCGCGATCTCATCATCGCGACCGGGTTGTACGAGGTGAAATTCAATCTCGATGCGCTCGAGCGCGGCAACCTCGCGGCCCGCAAGGATTACTGGGCCGCGGCGCTGGGTGAGGGCGGCAATCGTCCGGGCTGGATGTGCGTAAACGAGGTCCGTGTCGCCGAGGGGCTCAACATCATCAACGAGCCCTGGGCGTGGGAGGTGCCGCGCGGATTGCCGGCGGCGCAGCCGAAGCCGGCCGTCGCGCAGGAGAACCAGGCGAATCCGGATGATGCGACTGATGCGATGGCGGCGCCGGCGCCGAAGATCGGTGTCCTGCAGTCCGACGCCCTGATTACGGTACCAAAGGAGTCGGGCCAGGCCGCCGGCACGGTTCTGTACCAAAACCTGGTCCGCATGATCGAGCGACTGTGGGGGCCATCGCACAATTCTGCCATCTGGCTGATGAGCAATGAGGTGCTCGGTGTCGTCCTCGATCTGGATGCGGCTTCGGACAAAAAGATCTTCACCACCGACGCTGATGGGACACGCCGTCTCCTGTCGTATCCGATCGAGGTCTGCGAATACACGCCCGCCCTAAGCTCGGTTGGCGATATCCTGCTGGGCGACTTCAGCCAGTACATCGTTGCCCAAAAGGACGATAACCCGGATTTTCTGAGCTCGATCCACGTCAAGTTCTCGACGGACGAGAGTGCGTTCAAGCTGCGCTACCGCGTCGATGGGGCGCCGGGCTGGAAAACCCCGATCACGCCCAAGAACTCAACGCTGACTGTATCGCCGTTCGTGGCGCTCGGCGCTCGCTGATCTTCGTTTCAACTCGAATTCGCGGAGTAGGGGCGCCGAAGCGACCCTGATCTTTGCGTGTCTACGCGGGCTCGGTCGAGACCGCACGTCTCCACCTGAGTCAACCAGCAACCAAGGCGCTCCTTCGCGGGCGCCTTTTTTATTGAAGGAGAGATCGAATGTCGATCAAGGCACTGCGCGACAAGAAGGTCGCGTTGATCGCTGAGGCCGGCGTGCTGACGGCCAAGGTGGCCGACGGCAGCATCACCGATGCCGAGCAGGCCCGCCTGTCAGCGATCATGGATGACCGCGCCGCAGAAGGCGACAAACCGGCATATGTCGGCGAACTGAAGCGCGTCAACCAGGCTATCGCCTCGACCGAGCGTCTCATGGACGAGCAGCGCGCCATGACGCCGGCACCGGCGGAGAACGCCGAGACCTCCACCGAGCGCACGGAGCGGACCTCGCCCACCGTTGCCGCGGAGCCGAAGAAGAAGTTCGGCTCCCTCGGCGAGCAGATGGTGGCGATCGTCAACGCCGGCCGCCGCATCACGGTTGACGACCGCCTGGAGTGGCAGGCGGCAGCAGGAATGAACGAGGGCGGCGGCCAGGATGGCGGCTACCTCATCCAGCAGGACTTCGTGTCGGAACTCATGATGCGGGCGTACGACCGGTCTGACCTGCTGTCGCGTACTCGGCAACTGCCCGTCGGCCCGAACTCCAACGGCGTGAAGATCAACGCGCTGAAGGACTCGAGCCGCGCCAACGGCACCCGCTTCGGCGGTGTCCAGGCGTTCTGGACCGGCGAGGGCCAGCAGAAGGTGGGGACGACGTTGCAGTTCCGCCAGATGGATCTGCGCCTGCACAAGCTGACCGGCTTGCTGTATGCCACCGACGAACTGCTCGAGGACGCCGTCTTCTTGAACAGCTTCATCCCGGATATCTTCGGCGACGAATTCTCGTTCAAGATCGACGATGCCATCTTCGAGGGGAACGGCGCCGGCATGCCGCTTGGCTTCATCAAGTCGCCGGCCTTGGTCACAGTCAACCCGGAAGGCGGCCAGTCTGCCGATACCGTGGTGGTCGAGAACATCGTGAAGATGTGGGCCCGGCTGTGGCTCCGCAGCCGCAAGACCGCGATCTGGACGATCAACCAGCAGATCGAGCCGCAGCTCATGACGATGAAAATCGGCAATACGCCGATCTATCTGCCGCAGGGCACGATCGAGGGCGAACCCTTCGCGCGCCTGCTCGGCCGTCCGATCGTCCCGACCGAGTTCAACTCGGCGCTCGGCGACAAGGGCGACGTCGCGCTGATCGACCTTGCCCAGTACCTCACCATCCAGAAGGGAGGTTTCAAGCAGGACGTCTCGATCCATGCCCGATTCATCAATGACGAAACCACGTTCCGGTTCGTCACCCGGATGGACGGCCAGCCGATCTGGGATGCCCCGCTGACGCCCTTCAAGGGCGCGGACACCCTGAGCCCGTTCATAACGCTCGCCGACCGCGCGTAATCCGCGATCGCTGGCCTGGTCGGCGGGGATTTCACGTCTTCGCCGCTCAGATCCTGGCGGTCACCCCATCAACTTCAGAATGGAGATTCTCCAATGACTGCTCTCATAAGCGAGAAGGTGCAGTTGGTCGGCATCATCGATCCCGATGCAAATGCGGCAGGCACCTTGACCACCGGTTGGGTTTCGATGGCGGCTTTCGAGCAACTGCTCGCAATCGTCATGGCCGGCGATCTCGGCGCCGCCGCGACCATCGACGCCAAGCTGCAGCAGGCGCAGGACTCGAGCGGCACCGGTGCCAAGGACATCACCGGCAAGGCCATCACCCAGATGACCCAGGCCGGCACCGACAAATCGAACAAACAGGCGCAGATCAACGTCCGCGCCGAGGAGTTGGACCGGACCGGCGGCTTCACCCATGTGCGCCTGTCGATGACCACCGCTGTTGCTACGAGCGACTCCGGCGCCGTCCTGCTCGGCATGTTCTCGCGTTACTCGCCGGGTGCGGCGGCAACGTCGGTCATCGAAACCATCAAGTGAACCTCGCGTTGGGCTGAACTCAGTTCAGCGTGAGCGACGGATCGCGGCAGCCCTTTCGAGGGCTGCCAAACCCATTCTTGGCGGAGTCCGCGAAAATGACCGAAACAGCAAACATCACGTTCGACGAGTTGCGTATCGTCGACGACAATCGGAAGGGCACCCCGGACGAAGTGCGCTTCGAGGAAGGCGAGTCCTACGACCTTCCCCTGCGGTCGGCGGATCGCTGGGTGAAGCGCGGTGCGGCACATTTCACAACGCCGGAGGATGCCGCGAAGGCGCTCGGCGCATCCTCGGATGTTGCCCTCAACCTACAGGATCAAGATCGCCGCGATCCCAGCGGCACGCGTCGGCAGCCTGAAGCCGTCGTCGGCAAGGGAGCCGACAGCAACGGGAACGGCAGCAGCGATCTCAGCAAGAAGACGGTAGCGGAGCTTAAGGCTCTCGCCGCCAACTTTGGCGTCGACCTCACAGGACTGACCACCAAGGCCGAGATCGTGGCCGCCATCGAGCGCGATGTCCAGATCAAGTCGGCGATCGCCGCCGGCAACTTCGATGACCTGACGGTGGCGGAGCTTCAGAAGGTTGCTGCCGACCAGGATATCGATCTCACCGGCAAGACCGAGAAGACCGAGATCATCGAGGCGATGAAGTCCGGCTACAAGCCGGACTTCGCTGGCTGAACTGGCCAAATAGGGGATACGGCGCATGTTCTCGGTCGTGACGGCCGCCACGGACAGGAAGCTGACCACGCGCGATAACGTCAAGACCGAGCTCGGCATCACGGGAGTTGCGGAAGACACGAAGATAGATCGCCTCATCAATCGGCTTTCCGCGATGATCTGCGACTATATCGACGTGCCGATGGCGGCCGATGGCTCGAAGACCTTGGGGCTTGAGACCCTCGACGAATACTTCGAGCGGAGCCCCTGGTATCGGCGCCGCGGTCGGCGCCTCGTCCTTGCCAGGCGGCCGGTGACTGAAATCGTGTCGGTGACGATCGGGTCAGCCACCATCGACCCATCCGATTACGATTTCGACGGCGCTCGTGGCGAGGTAAGGCGCACCGGCGTTCTGCCGCCGCCCAGCATCGGCTACGCGCCTGGTGTCCGAACGGTGGTCCGCTACAAGGCTGGGTGGACGTTGCCGGCGGAGGACAATTTCACGCTGCCGCTGCCGATCGAGGGGGCGGTGATCGGGCTGATCAGGTCCGCTAGGTTCGCGGCCGATCGAGACCCGATGGTCAAGTCCGAAGAGACGACCGATATCGAGAAAATCGAATATTGGGTCGGAAAAATTGGCGAGAATGGAGCCTTCCCGCCGGACATCGCCTCTATGCTCGAGCCCCACTGCTACGAGCCGGAGTTCGGATAATGAACACGGCTGGCACGGCGCGGGCGCGGCGAGCCATTCAGCGCCGCGGGCATGTTGTCAGTTTCCGGCGCATGACCAAAACGAATCCGCAGACAGTTGTTAGCCGCGCAGACGTCAAGGTCGTCGCCAAAGGATATGCGCCGGGCGAATTGGCTCCAGGCATAACGGTCGGTGTTCGCAAGCTGATCGTGTCACGGCTTGATCTAGAGACGAATGGATTCCCGGTCCCACCGGTCAAGGGTGACCGGATTTTCTTTGGTGCAAACCTCGATGTCCCTGCCACGATCGACGCCGTGGACGAGGATCATCGAGAGTATCTCGGCTGCTACGATATCACGGTATCGGGCAACTGATGGCCAGGATATCGACGTTCGCCAAGGATCTGCAACTCGCCACCGCCGGCATCTCGCCGGAGAACATCGCCAGAGAGTTGGCAGCGTTCGCGAAGAGCGAGCTCGCCAAGTCCATAGCTGAAGGCGAGGGGTCGGAGCGATACTACCGGTACGTCAATGGCGTGCTCGGTGCCGCGGAAGAGATGGTCGTGCCGCCTGGACCGATCCTCTACGTCTTCCAGTGGTGGCGCGAGATCATCGAATTCGCGCTGCAGTCCGCGGTCGAGCGATCGCCGGAGAAGTCGGGCCGATACAAGCAGTCCTGGTTCATCATGACGCCCGGCGGCGTCATCAAAAGCTTCGACGAGATCCCTATCAACTCGACGGTGATCTTGACCAACAACCAGCCCTACAGCCGAAAGATTGATGTCGGGCACATGCGGATGTCGGTGCCGCCGGGCATCATCGAGGATGTCCGCAAGATGGTGATGGCGCGGTTCGGAAACTTCGTCACGACGAAGCGGACGCTGATCCCCCTTCCAGGCGGCTACATCCTGAAGGGGCATTTCAAGCGCGGCTATCGACCGTATGCCCGCAGCAAGTTGCGGCCCGACACCATGGCCGGTGCCCAAATGACATACCCGGCGCTCGTCATGACGATGAAGGTGACCTGATGGATCTGCCGTACGATCCGGTGTTCGACGCGATCCGTGAATTCCTCGGTTGCACGGATATCGAGACCGGAGCGTTGGTACCGGGCAATTGGGATTTCTCGCTTGCGCCGCTCGTCTACGAGAACGAGGGAGACGGCCCGCCGAGCGGCGAAGTCTCGAATTGGGTACTGGTCGTCTTAAACTCGGAACTGTACGGCCAGCAATCGATCGGCGCCGGCATCGATCAGGCTGCCAACCGCTGGGACGAAGACGGCACGCTCTGGCTTCACGTTTTCACGCCTCGCGGTACCGGCTCTCGAGAGGCGCGACGGATCGCCAAGGGACTCGCGAATATGTTTCGCGGCCTGACCATGCTCAACGGCCGGCTCGAGTTTATGGACGCCGACATGGGCGCCGGCGATCCCGGTGCCGAGAACGCGAACTACTACCTGCTTTCCGTCAGCATCGAGTGGCGCGTCATCGACGCAGAATAGGGGAGGTCCGTGATGGACTACGACGTCTTGAAGCCGTTCAACACCGTGAACCGCCGGTTCAAGCCAGCCGCGGACGCCGATGCCGCCAGCGCCAATGACGGCAGCATCGTTCTGGATACCGATGATCTGACGCCGCACACCATCGAAGGCTTGGAGAAGCGCGGCTTCATCAAGGTCAGGGCGGCAAAGCCGCCGGTCGCGCCGCCGGCGAACAAGCTGGATACGGCGTCGCTCACGCCGGCCCCGGCCACCTCCGAAAAATAGCCCGTCCTCAAATCCTGACCTCACGCAAGGCGCCTCTGGCGCCTTTTTCTTTGGGAGAAAGCCGTGACCAGCTCAAACAGAACGCAAGTGGCTCTGGTTCGCGAGAGCACGCCAGGAGTCACGCCCACCACGCCGCGCATGCGCAAGGTGAGGTTGACGGGCGAGTCGCTGCAATTCGCACCGACCTATGTCGACTCCGAGGAAATCCGCGACGATCGCATGCTCGGCGACCCGATCAAGACCAACCAGTCGTCATCGGGCGGCATCAACTTCGAGCTCTCGTACCCGGACGATCTCTCGCCGCTGTCCGAGATCATCATGTCGGCGTTCGAGAACACCTGGGTGAACACGCCGCAGTTCGTCAACGACGGCACCCCGGACAGCGTCATCACCGACGCCGGCACCACGGCGAACACCTATGCGGTGACGGCGGGTGGCGCCGCGGTGAAGCTGGGGCATTTGGTTCGGGCCACTGGCTTCACGAATTCGGCCAATAATCAGATCTTCCCGGTTGCCTCTTCGACCGCGAGCACCATCGTCGGTACGGGACTCGCTCTGACTGCGGAAACGGCACCTCCTGGTACCGCCAAGTTGAAGGTGGTGGGATTTGCTGGCGCGGCTGGCGACATTACGGCGCTGGTGGACGGTCTCGCCTCGACCACTCTCGATTTCACGACGTTGGGGATCGTCCCCGGTCAATGGGTCAAGGTCGGTGGCCAGGCCGCCGGGACGCAATTCGCCTTCCTCATCTCCGCCGGAGCCAAGGCGCGCGCGGCCGCGTTTGCGCGGGTCACGGCGATCGCGGCCCACAAGCTGACCCTCGACAATCTGCCGTCCGGCTGGACGACCGATACCGGCACCGGCAAGACAATTTGGGTGTTCGTCAGCGATCAGATCAAGAACGGCATCACGCCGAATTCCGTGACGATCGAGCGTGGGTTCCTTGCCCAGCCGGTGCCGTCGTACATCGTCAACCTCGGTATGCGCGTCAATACGTTCAATATCGAGATGACCAGCGGCGACAAGCTGAAGGGTACCGTCGCGTTCATGGGTCTAGGCGGTGGTATCGGCATCACGGCGCTCGATGCGTCCCCGGATCCTGTCACGACCGGCGTCGTCATGGCCGCGAATGCCAACGTCGGTCGCCTCGGCGTCAACCAGATCCAACTCGGCGCGCCGAACTGGGCGAAGGGCTTCACGCTCCAGATCAACAACAACCTTCGGGCTCTGGACGCCGTCGACTCCGATGTCCCGGTCGGCATCAACGATGGCGAGTGTACCGTGACGGGAAACATGAGCACGTACTTCGGCAGTAAGGACGAGGTCGAGGCGTTCTACAACGGCACGCCGCGGCCGATTAACTCGCGAGTAACGAAGAACGGCCAGGCGCTGATCTTCCAGGTCCCGCGCGCCACCTATCGTGGTGGCGGCAATCCGCAGGCGACCGCGAAGAATACCGACGTCATGGCGAACTTCGACTTCCAGGCCAGCCAGGACGTCCTGACCAACGCGCACGTTCTCCTCGATCGTTTCGAGTATTTCGAGGCGTGAGGAAAGGGGCGGCGCTGGTGCAGTGAGGGAGGGGCAATGAGCGTATTCTCTGGCGTGATCGCGAACGGCGGATCGCTTTCTGGTGCGATCCCGATCGGCAACAAGATCATTACCGGAATCATGATGCCGGCTGGATGGGACAATGCAGCACTGACCTTCCAGGTCAGCGTCGACGGCGGTGCAAGTTGGTCGAATCTGTTCGACTCGAGCGGAAACGAGGTTTCGTTCCAGGCGGCGGCATCACGTTTCATCGCGGTCGACCCGACACTTTGGATCGGCATCAACCACATCAAAATCAGATCCGGCACGGCTGCGGCCGTGGTGAATCAGACCGCCGAAAGATCTCTCCGCCTGGTTGGTCAATGA